TGAGCATCGTGGTCAGCGATCAGGACACGGGTGACGAGCGTAAGGCTATCGACAGTATTATGACTAACCTCCGCAAGCTGGTTCAGGAGACAGGTGTAGGGCTATTCCTAGTATCACACCTTCGCAGACCCAGCGGTGCTAAGGCACACGAGGACGGTGGTAAGATTAGCTTGGGTGAGCTGCGTGGTTCAGCATCCATTGCCCAGCTCAGTGATATTGTGATTGGCTTGGAGCGTGATCAACAACACGTTGACCCTGAGATACGCAACACCACCACGGTACGTGTATTGAAGAATAGGTTTGTAGGTCTGACTGGCCCCGCGTGTTACCTGTACTACGATAAGGAGTCAGGCCGCATGATTGAGACAGCCTGTCCTACAGGAGATAACGCGGAGTTCTAATGCAAATCGTATTCGACATAGAAGCTAACGGCCTTAAGCCTACAAAGGTCTGGGTAATTGTAGCTACGGAACTGGACACCGGTGAGACGCATACGTTCTCAGGTGATTCGTTACTAGCTTTCAACGATTACATTGCAGGTCTTGGAGAGTGTGAGATCATAGGTCACAACATCATTGACTATGACGTACCTGTCCTTGAGAAACTGCTAGGCACAGACTTTAGTAAGTGTAAGGTGTCTGACACATTAGTCATGTCGAGACTGGCCAACCCTTCACGAGAGGGCGGTCACTCTCTCCGTAACTGGGGTGATAGACTTAATCAATCTAAAGGAGATCACGATGACTGGGATAATTATTCGCAGGATATGGTGGACTATTGCAAGCAAGACGTTAATGTTAATGTGCTGGTGTACAAGAGATTACTTCGTGAGCTTGCAGATTTTGGAGCTGAAAGCATTAGCTTGGAACACCAAGTACAAAGCATTATATCAAAGCAAATTAAAACAGGCTGGCTCTTAGATCAAGAGAAAGCATTTGTATTACTAGCAGAACTAAAGGAGAAGAAGAATGACCTTGAAGACGAGGTGCATCAGACTTTCAAACCGTTACCGACATTTGTCAAAGAGATTACCCCCAAGATTAAGAAAGACGGTACGTACTCTGTTGTTGGACTTAAGTTCTTAGGTGATCAATGGACTACCGCAGTCGCTCCCTTCAGCCGTCTTGACTACCCAGAGTTTAACTTGGGTTCACGTCAGCAGATAGGACGATACCTCCAGTACTTTGGCTGGAAGCCTAAGCAATTTACTGAGACAGGACAGGCCATCGTAGACGAGGCAGTGCTGAGTACAGTGAAAGGAATACCACAGGCTTCCCTGATTGGTGAGTACCTGATGATACAGAAGCGTGTCGCACAGGTGCAAAGCTGGCTAGATGCAGTAGAGGATGACGGTAGAGTACACGGGTACGTTAATTCCAACGGTGCAGTGACAGGACGCATGACGCACTCCAGTCCCAACATGGGGCAGGTTCCTGCGGTCTACTCACCCTACGGCAAGCAGTGTCGTGATGTGTGGACAGTGAAGGAAGGGTACAAGCTAGTCGGTATGGATGCCAGCGGTCTTGAGCTACGGATGTTGGCACACTATATGAACGATGAAGGATACACAAATGAGATACTCAACGGAGATATACACACGGCAAATCAGTTGGCTGCGGGCCTTGACACTAGAGATCAAGCTAAGACTTTCATCTACGCTTTCCTGTATGGGGCCGGAGATTCCAAGGTCGGAAGTATCGTTGGTGGAACTAGAAAGGACGGTCAAAGACTTAAGGAAAAGTTCCTCGCAAATACGCCAGCTCTTGGAGAGTTACGAACACGAGTTGGAATGGCGGCTACAAGAGGCTATGTTTATGGCTTGGATAGGAGAAGGATCACAATACGATCAGAACACGCTGCATTGAATAGCTTACTCCAGTCAGCAGGGGCTATCGTTATGAAGAAAGCCTTGTGTTTACTGCACGAGTATGCTATACTATGGGGTATAGACTTTAATATACTAGGGAATATACATGATGAAATCCAGACAGAAGTCAGACAAGAGAAGGCTGAGGTTTTCGGAAGGCTCGCAACAAGCTGCGTGGAAGCCGCAGGACTGCACTACAACCTCAACTGCCCACTTGCAGGAGATTACAAAGTCGGAAGCAGTTGGGCAGACACCCATTAACCCTGCCACTGGGAAGCCTATGTACTACAAGGACAACCCAGAGACTAAGAAGAAAGAAAACGCTAAACAGATGTACGTCAATGGTAAATATGTACCCAAGTCCCACCCACTGTACAAGGCAGGACGTTATAAAGGATTTGAGGATGCAGCCTTCAGTGGTCTGGAGAACTACAAGACTAACCCGGAGGGTCAGGTGTACATCATTACTAACCCTGCGTGGGAAGGCTGGGTCAAGGTAGGGATGGCTGTAGATGCAGAGGACAGAGCTAATGGTTATCAGACAAGCTCACCTTACAGGGACTACGAGCTGGCCTATGTGGTGGACACAAAAGACCGTAGAGCTACAGAAGCAGAGACCCACGCTAGACTAGGTGAGTTGTTTGAACAGCGTAACGAGTGGTTCAAGTGTGATGTAGCGTGGGTTAAATATATTATAGATGGTGTAACAGGAGAGTACGATGAAGCGTGTTGAAGATGTAGTACAGGACATCTACGCACTGATGGAAAGCAAGGACGCTGACCCATCTGTAGATGTAGAGGCAGAGATAGACAGGTTTGGTGAAAGCGTTAAGGAACTGATGCGTACTGAGTTTGGTCGGAAGAAGCGAGAGGATAACCGCAAGCTACGCTTGTCGAACATTGGCCGCACCGACCGCTACCTCTGGAATCACTTTAACGGTACGGAAGGTGAGGAACTACAGCCCCATACCTATGTCAAGTTTATGTATGGTCACTTGATTGAAGAGATGTTGTTATTCCTAACCCGCATGGCTGGACACAGTGTTACTGACGAGCAGAAGGTATGTAAAGTTGAAGGAGTCGTGGGTCACATGGACTGCAAGATTGACGGTATTGTTACTGATGTCAAGTCAGCAAGCAGCTTTGGGTTCAAGAAGTTTAAGGAGGGTACACTGGCCTACGATGACCCCTTTGGTTATATTGATCAGATCAAAGCCTACGCACACTCAGAGGGAGAGACAGAGTTTGGATGGCTTGCAATGGACAAGGCCAATGGACACCTAACGTACCTTAAGTATGACCTGAATGACACAGAGGCTCCTGTGTATGAGGCACTGAAGGGTGACATAGTTGACAGGGTGAAGCATGTAAAAAAGCTAGTAGAGCAGCCAGAGCCAGCGGAGTGGTGTTACCAACCTATACCGGACGGCAAATCAGGAAACTCAAAGCTCTCTACTGGTTGCTCTTACTGTCAGTTCAAAGACCACTGCTATCCAAACTTACGGGTCTTCGCTTATTCCTACGGGCCAAAGTATTTAGTAGACGTAGTAAAGGAACCCAAGGTACAGGAGGTCATGCCAGATGAAGAGGGCTTTTAGGTCAGGACTTGAGAAGGATTTATCAGAGAAGTTAGATGGACAGTACAAGTTTGAGCCGTATGGTATACCGTACACAGTACACAAGAAGTATCTACCGGACTTCGTACACGAGGACAAGGCAATACTGATAGAGTGCAAAGGGTTCTTCAGGGTAGGTGACACACAGAAGTACACAGCCATTAGAGATTCAATGCCGGAGTGGGAGTTGATCTTTGTGTTGTCAAACCCCAGCAAGAAGGTACGCAAGGGTGGCAAGATAACTATGGGAGAGTGGTGTGAGAAGGAAGGGTTCCAACACTACACTGTAGAGACAGCCAAGGAGATGACACGGTACATCAAAAGGAAGAAAATCTAATGGCCATGACATTGGAGGAGTTAAAAGAAAAGATGGTGTTACATTTAGATGAAGAGCTACTGTGTGAGATGTTGTCTATAACACCGGATGATTTAGTAGAGGCTTTTGAACGTAGGATTATTAGAAACTTTGACAGAATAGCAGAGGACTTTGAAGATGAGATTGAATGACGCAACACCAGCAGACTGGGATAGAGTACGTAGAGATGCTCCCGCTATAGAGAAACAAGCCACAGGACTAGAGGCGTGGATGAGGGCAGCACACGAGGAGGCTGAAGATATTATAGATGATGTAAACAAGCCACGGCACTACAACACAGGCAGCATAGAATGTATTGAAGCTATTGAAGAGTCTATGTCTAGTGTTGCATTCAAGGGCTACCTCAAGGGAAACTGTATGAAGTACCTATGGCGCTACGACTACAAAGGCAAGCAGGTAGAGGACTTGAAGAAGGCAGGCTGGTACTTAAATAAATTGACTAAGATGGTAGCAGAGGAGAACAGCTAGTGCTTAGAAGATGGTGGAGAATCTGGGCAAAGTCTTTAGGAGAGAAGGTTGGAAGCACAGACAAACAGGCAGACACAGTAGCTGCGGTACGCACCTTTTGGTGGCTAATACACATACTCACATGCTTTATGATAATATTACACAACGCGACTAACTTAGGTTGGTTATAATAGGAGAACAAGATGGATCAGTATCAACAGTTTATACACAAGAGCCGCTACGCACGATGGCTACCAGAGCAGAAGCGTAGAGAGACATGGGCAGAGACAGTGAACCGCTATGTAGCTTTCTGGGTTGACAGAGGTCAGATAGATCAGAAGACAAGTGCTGAGCTGTTTGACGCTATACATAACATGGACGTTATGCCTAGTATGCGCTGCATGATGACAGCAGGAGAGG